CTGTCCGTCTTACCAACTTATACTTCTGCGTATAGTCATCTTCGATGCACCTACTGAGATTTGCAAACAAACCAAAGATCGTATTGGCAAGCACAGCGTTTTCATACCGCTCCATATTCCCAAGCAGATCTTGAGCATACTCGTTTCCGTCATTTGCAGACTTTGTGAACCATTCGACAGCTTTTTCCTTATCTCGTTCAATGTCCTGTTCCAGATGTTCTCCTGTCAAAAGTGCTTTGCCATACTCACTTTTGGTTTTGTCAATTTCACTTGACACATTTTATACGAACAAGAATTATGTAGCAAGTGAGTTCATTGAAAAGGCTATAATGTTTTATATCGGCTATCTGAGTCAGCAAGATAATCTCTCTCCGATGATTACCGAAACAGTGAAAGCGCAGATCAATGGTACAGAACAGCGCTTGGCACATCTGCTATTCAAGGTTGCTGTTGAGCTTGGCAAGCTGACGCACCTGCTTGCGGTGGCGAATGATGTTGACGATGAAACGCTTCGTCAGCTTCTTGTCATGTGCATCAACGAGGTGCGTAAAATCAACGGTACCATTGACTGCGAGGATGCTGTCAGGTATTAGAAGAAGTAAAACAAAAGCCGTGATCAGAGTGTGTCTGATTACGGCTTATACATAATTCTCGGATTTGATTTTTTACTTCTTAATCATATACTTATCTAAATCTGATGTTTCACCTCTGAAAATAAACCATTCAGGAAATTCATTCAATTTGAATCGTATAAATTCATCAACAGTGCGATAAATCTCATCCTTTTCAGGATCGTAATATGAACTTCTGTTGGCGTAAATCGTAATTCCTGTAAAATCTTTCTCTGACTCCATCGGACATTTACACGGAGCATCGTTGTTGGTTATGATGATATGCTCTTCGGTTTCACCTTCTGATGGTGACAAATAAAATTCTCCACAGGCAGATAAATTATTCTCCACTGAAAACTGAATTTCATTATTCATATAATCCGCCAGAACTTCTCTGTTTATCCGATAGATAGGGCCTCTAAGAAAATCCTTTATTTTAGAAAATAAACCCATAACAATCTCCTTAATCTAAACGTTTCTCTTCAATTTCCTGATTGGCAATGATCAGCTTAATAAACTCCACGAGATTGTCAGCGACGAAATAAACTTCATTATCCATCTCGTTGTCTATTCTGACAATGCGAGGTTCACCGTTTTCGTCAGCAGATCTGAAATCCATGTAATACATATCATGACCTGCTGACTGTGTTTCACCGAAAGGAATACCAATGTCAGGATACTCCCATTCTTCCTTCCAGTTTTCAAACCTCTCTTCCAGACTGTTGTATGTGTCAGCAGTGGGACCGATTCCGTAGATCGTTGACAGCCAGCTCTCATCAAATTCATCAGAAATCATACCGCCGTTTTGAACCTTCAGCAGTTCAATGTATGATGCAGGCATTCTATATCCTAAAGTCTGTTCGGCTCTTGCAATCATCTCGTCTGTAATCTCACCGAATACATAACTTTTTCCGTACTCGCTGTCATGGTCAAACAGCTTAGTCAGATCAATATCACCAAATAAACTCATGAAATATTCCTCCTTGGATTCTTGATATATTATAACAATGCAAACCAATCCTGTATAAACAACTTCTGTTGTTCGGTTGTTGGAAAATCATCTGTATCGCATGTTTCTGCTTCATCTGCATATAAAACCGTGATGACTTCTTAGTTTTCAGTTAAATTCAGTAATGCGACCTCATTTTTCTCCATACATGTACCCTCGATGTGTATTTTATCATTACTTTCTAAATTATACCACATCCCCGAAGAAATATCAATCCCCACGGAAAGGAGTGACACCATGCCCAAGCTAATCGTAACTAGCAGATACGTGAAAAAAAGGTGCAGTAAAAAAATCGCAGAACAATGTGAATTACATTGCAATCAGTGAAGGCTCTGTGCCTGTAAAAGAAACAGTGGAAATGAACCTCAGAAAATGAAAAAAAGCCTATTTCATCGGTTTTCAACTTTGTGAGAAACCAACAAAATAGGCTTGCAAATTTTGTGAAATAGTTTTATGCGAAAATCAGTAACGATCCCCTTGAAAATGCCGACACATTTCCAAAATTCTTGATTAATATCAAGTGTCGTGGATTCAAATCCCTTTTTGACTGAAAAACATCTACGATTTCACACTAAAAATTTTCGTCCCTAAAACGTCAAAAAAGCCCGTAAATGCGAGCTTTTTTGGGGTGAATATCCATTTAGTATCACCAATATGGTGCGGGTGACAGGACTTGAACCTGCTATAATCAGCTTTCAATGCACGATTTTGCGCTATTTTGCATTTTTCGTGTCATGTTTCATGTCATATACTCTTTGAAAATAGTCGTCGATAACCTTATCGACGCGCTGGCGATCATCATCGAAAGTCTGTTGATAAACTGACCTTAGTGTGCTGGTATTACTCCAACCTCCCCGCTCCATTGCGTATATATCAGGAATATTCAACTTTGCCATGACGCTGGCACTGATGTGTCTCAGGTCATGAAAAGTAATGCAATACCCTGCTGACCTTGTAATTTTTACGAGCTTGTCATATATTCGCTTAGGATTGTACTGCACGACATAATCATCAGGGTTGAGCTCCAATGCGTCAATCAACTCAACAAGCGGCTTGCCAAGTCTTACTTGTCGATTACTCTTATATGTTTTTGCTTGTTTCTTTACTGTCAGCTTATTGCCAACCATAACGCGCACCTGCGACAGTGTTAAGATATCTCCAGCTATATCCTTGCGGCGTATTCCCTGTATCTCTGACATTCGCAATCCGCCCCATACTGCAAGTAACACTGGTATTTCAATATCTGTGCCACGAAACAGTTCAATAACTGTTTCGGCGTCAGGCAAGCTTTTAAACGTTCTAGTTTTTTGTGGCAGGCGTATTTTGCCCAATTTTATATCAACATCATGATAGGTCATTACCGCTGTGAAGAAACCATATACATTTCTTACAGTTTTCGCAGACCTTACGACAGCAATGCTGTTCACCCAATCTTGCACAAGTTGTGGCGTAATATCATTTAACCGCATATTTGCAAATCTGTCAAAATGGTTCCTGAGTTCCGATTTGTATTCATGTATCGTGGTAGGCGATAGAACAGGTGTTTTAATCTCAATGTATTCCTCTGCAGCTTGCTGAAACGTTTTTTCGTCCTCGCTTTGTTGAGTACTGTTCAGCCACTCTGCCGCCATTAGCTCGGCTTCTTTTTTGGTTTTTGCCGTGAACGATTTGTACTTCCCTGTTGCTTTGTCATATGCTCTAACGCGATAGTTTCCGCTAGGTAATTTTTTTGCTGTTGCCATGTTAAATTCCTCCTAATATCTCTTGACAGTTTCTAAATTTTATGTTAAGATAATAGGGTACTACCCTACTGTCCATTTGCTGTGGTTTGTCGGTGTTGTACACGCCCTCACAGGTCGCTCTGTGGGGGCATTTTTTGTTATAAAATTCCGCTTGACAAAATCGAACGAACGTTCTATAATAATTATATCAACTTTGGGTATGCTAACCCCGAGGTGATATAAAATGCCGCTCTACGAAATTAAACTTAAAGAATTGCGAAAGAGAGCACGTCTAACTCTCGTTGAGCTTGCGGAAAGAACAGGTGTTAGCAAATCCGCCTTGTCGAAAATCGAAACAGGTGAAAGTGTACCAAGAATAGACACCATAGTGCTTTTGGTAATTTTCTTCAAATGCGAACTTGCAGATTTGGTTGTAATTCACAAATAAATTCCTGTTTAGTGGAATTTTATTGCCAAAATATTGGTCTTATTGTATTATTATGTGGAAAGGGAAAGGAATGGTCTACTATGAAGATAACGGACGAAGAGCTAGAAATGATTGAAAAGCTGAGATCCTTATCCCCTGACGGGTTAGAAAAGGCGCTAAACAAATTAGTTGAACTCGCCAAGGAACAAGGAGAGGATCTAAAGCAAAAACAAACAAAAGGTACATAGTTCTGAGCTAACTCATTTGAGTTGGCTTTTTTTATTTTACGTATTTATTTTTAAAATCATCAATCGCTGCTTGATATTTGCTATCCGCACATGACATACCACTGAATGAATATGTGCCGTCCGCTTGTTTTTCACTTTTCGTAGCAAAAACTACTTTGTTATCGCAGAAAACCCACCAATCTATATAATTTGGAGCACCATATTCACCAACCATGCCATCGCAAATGCCAGAACTCGTTGTTTCAAATCGTTGCATATTATTGTCTGCTGTATCGTTTGGGAGACTTACGTTGAATTGAATGCTATTTGAACCATTTGAATACGCCTTTACGTAAGTTCCATCGTCAGTTGAATAATCACCTAAAAACTCCATATCATTTGTTTCTGTAACTGATGAAGTCTCAGCTGCTGTAATTTCTGCAGTAGTAGTGACAGTAGTAGTTGTTGTTGACTCTGCGGTGATAGCTGTCGTCGTAGTAGTTTCGGTTGCAGTTGACGTTGTTGTGCTATTATTATCACTGCTATCACTGCAAGCCGCAAAGCTCGTTGACATTATAATAGCTACAAGACTTGTGATAACTTTCTTCATAAATTTTTCTCCTTTGGCTTTTTATTCTCGACTATTTTCGTTCGTCTATAATTTATATCGGCTATCACGTTTTTGGCAGTAACCTTATTTGCTGTTACATCAAACAGTATATATTTTATTTCATCATCGCTCTTATAAGTGATAGCTAGTATGTATTTTTTGTCCGACTCTGTTATAGTCTTTGTGCCGCCGCCCAACAAAGCACCAGCTGCTCCAAAAAGCATTCCTCCGGCGATTGCTCCTGTGGCATTGTCAAGATAATGCTTTTTGAACTGAGTTTGGTCAAGTATTTCAGCTTTTATTATTTTACTATAAAACAGCGTTATTGGTGCACCGTAGTACATTACTAACCGCTTACTGCATATCCAAACGCCGCATTCTGCACCTTGTGGTATGTTTAAACCATATAAGTGTTCGAGAGTATATGACTTTTTACATTTGTACTTGTTCTTAAATTCGATTTCTTGTTCTCGCTCGGCAATTTGAGCGAGCTTTCTTTTCTTCCTTTGTTCCCTGGCATCGTCGTCAAAATACATAATGATACTGACAACAACTATAAGTGCTACAAAAAGACCTAACCACCAAAGCATATTTATCTATCCCTTCTTTGTATTGTTTTATGCATTTATTGCAACAATCATAGATATAGCTATAGTTGCAACGCAGGCTATTATAAACAATACAATAGCAGCGGTTTGTTCGTTCTTGTTCTTTCTTAAATCACGTTTATATAAATATTCTTCCCACTTCGCACCGTCTTCCCTAATGTGTTTTTCCTGCACCTTTAGGTCTTTCATTATCAGCAGAAAAGCCGCAACAATAATGAGCAGAATGAGCATTGTCCTAACCATTTTTACACCTCCCATTTAAAGTGAATTTAAAAACTTCTTGAAAATTTCCTTTTTCTCGTCTGAAAGACTCCTAATTAATTCAATAATTTTTATTTCCTCTGCGGATAGCTCAATGCCTGCAGAGGTTTTTTCTTTGCCTGTTAAAAGATAATCGGTAGAAACGCCAAAGTAATTAGCGAGCTTGGTTATTGTTGCTCCCTTGGGAGTAATACCACTTTTCCAACGTGAAAGGTTTCCACTCGAAAAACCAAGTTCATTAATAACATTGGTAAGTTTTAAACCTCGTTCTTCGCAAAGTGCATTTAGCGTATCGTAAAACATAACTATTCTCCTTAAAATCACTATTTCTTTTGTATAAAACTAACATATTAATGATTAAAAGTTTGTAATATGCTACAAAAACATTCATAAAGTGCATTTTATTATTGACAAACGCACTTTGTGAATGTATAATAAGTTTGTAAAAGAAATTATACAAAAAAGACAACACAAAACCAAGCCATATTGAAAGTCCCAATTTTCAAAATAGCTCGTTTATATTATATTTGGTCACACTTATATAATAGCTCAATTTGCCTTGTTTGTCAAGGTTCTTTTACAAAATTTATGTGTTTTGGAGGTGAACAAAGTTTGAAAATTAACAGCATTGAGTATGTGTTGGCAAGATACTTTGAGAAAGATTTCTTAATTGCAATGAAGGATATCCCTATCATTGTTTCGGGCAAGCAAGGCGCAACTGGTAAAACAACGGTGTGCAATATTCTAAAGAAGCATGGATACACCGCTTTTGAAGAATGGCAGCTTAAAAACCCTGAAACTGACGAACAGAAAGCTCTTGCTAACAGGTTGAAAGATGAAAATGAAATCTTCATTTTGTTAAAACTCAACAAGCCAATATCGGAGGTGATAAAGTGAACTATCAGAATTTCGTTGCAAAAGTCTATGCAGAACTTAAACTTCGCCGCATGACGAGAAAGGATCTCGCCAAACTTACAGGTTACAGCGAGAACACAATAAACGTGTTCATGAGTAACACAGATAGCCGAGATCGCTCAGATAACGTGGCGAAAGCTATTTCAGCGGCTCTACACATAGAGCTTTAGAGAGGAGAGGGAGAACAATGTACGGCAAGCTTATTGTCCACTATTGTCAGGACAAGCACATAACTTACAAGGAATTTGCTAAGCTGTGTGGCGTAAACGTGAGAAGTATTTATCGTTGGATAAACGGCTCAACGATAAAGGACAAGGCAACGGAACTCAAGCTTTGTGAACTTCTCGGTGTTGAGATACCACAAGCAAAAGAAATCTTTGACGACACATCAGACACATTTTATATCTTCCCTGAGGAAAAGCAACCGACAAAGGTCATTCAGATCGGTGAAGATTATTACACAATGCTCCGTGAACTTGCATTCAAAAGCAAAACGTCACTGAGATATGTTGCGGAAATGTGCATTGACTTTGCTGCGGCAAGATACAGAGGGTGATGTTAAATGCCTGCAAAGAAAATAACAGCCAATGACGTGATATCCAAACGGCTGAGGTCTATCAGAGCCGGCAACGATATTACACAGGCAAAAATCGCAAAACGGCTGAGCATGACACAGACAGCCGTAAGCAGGTGGGAACGGCAGTTCGGCACCATGAATGCTGAACAAATCGTGACGTACTGCAAAATAATCGGGGCGAACCCCGAAGAAATCTTTGCGGAGTACTGCAGAGAAAGGAGTGTAAGAAGATGAACAATCTAATAGCAACGCTGGAGATCATCAGACATGCGTCAGCCATAGCGTTATGTATGGCACTGGCTGCGCTGGCAATCTATGGGCTGTACCGCAATATCAAAGAAACCGCAGAAGACACAGTTCGTGAGGAGCTGGAACAGGCGATCAAGGAAGCTTCAAAGCCTGTGGTCAAGGTGGAAATTTCCACAAAGGGAAGGTGGTAAAATGGCGGATAGTACATTCATAGCCTGCATAATAGGCGCAACAATCGTGGTTCTGGCGGTTTTCTATGCCGTGATACTGTTCATAGCATGCATTATAGACCAGCACAAATGGGAACAGAAACGTAGCTGTGATGATGACAGTCACAATGAAAAAAGCGACGGCAGAGTTTAGATTTGCAATGCAACGGATTTGCTATGAATAGCATTGGCAATGGCAAAGCGAACCTGTGAACGGCTACGGAATGCGAAGGTGTTGATTTGAACAGCAAAGCAACGGCCTAGCGTCGATAAGCAACGGCAAAGCTGTGAGGTGAGGAGCTAGGGCTAGGTATGCACAGCACCGTTTTGATAAGCAAAGGCGAAGCTAAACTGAGTTTCGATAAGCAAAGGTGAGGCGAAGTTTTGACACGCAACGAGAGGCAATGGCATTGCAGCGTACAGAGTGGCGGCGTTATGCAAAGGAAATGCAATTCGTGGAAACGCTATTCGATGAAACGCAATGGCCTGGCAAAGAATTGACACGCTAAGGCGTAGTAAAGCGATATGTTGCAAAGGCATTGAGAAGCATAGAGATGCAAGGGCATAACAGTGATTAGCAAAGGCACTGCAGTGACTAGCAAAGGCGTAGTTCGGCACAGTATGGCGTCGAAAAGCAAGGAAAAATAATTTTAACGTAACGGAGGTCAAAAAAATGAAAGAAATCAAGGTAAAACTGACGTTCACAGAAGAAATTCTGGGAACAGCAAACGCAACAACCACAATCCACGATGAGTATATCGCATCGAAAGCACCTGACGCAAAGAGCCGTGAGGAAGAGATAGCCGCACTTGGCGTGGCTGAGGTAATTGAAAAGTCTATGACGGTGTTCCCGACACTGGAAGACGGCACACCATTTCTATGGGACTATCAAGTCAAGGGATTTTTTAAGGACGCTTGCGGTGTTCTGAAAAAGGTATCAGGCACGGCTAGTTCAAAAATCAAAGCGTACAAGAAAGAAATTGACGGACTTATCTTCGTCGAGGAACGAAAAATCCCATACGAATTCAATGGCGGCATGGGTGAGTGTCAGAGACCGCTGAGGGCAAGCACACCACAGGGCGAACGTGTTGCACTGGCACACTCTGAAACAGTACCTGCAGGAGCGACAGTTGAATTCACAATCCAGATTCTGAAAGACGATATGGAAACAGCCGTGCGTGAGTGGCTGGACTACGGCAGGCTGAGAGGTATCGGTCAGTGGCGTAACAGCGGCAAAGGTCGCTTTGAGTGGGAGGAAGAAGAATGCTGACGAGAGAAGAAACGATAAAGGCATTTGAATGCTGCTACATGACGTATAACTGCAAAGAATGTCCGCTTGACAAGCAAGGGAAATGCTACATCAGAAATTCCGGAAAACCAGAGGTAAACAAAGCTGTTATGCACTATCTTAAAGAAAACGAGCCTGCACCTGCGGCAACAGGCACAAGCTCGGAGGTATCAAAAGATACCGGTTCAACACACCTTGATGATAGCATACTGCTTAACATTTGTCAAGAGGGATTGTGCACAGTTGCCCAAAATCGCAACGCCGATTATCAAATTGGCTATGCAGATGCGGTGCTTGACGTCATCAAAAAGTTGAGAGGTGGGCAGAGTGACTAGCTATTCATGTTTGGATTGCAAGCACCTGAAAGGGTGTTTGGAGAGTAGCAGGCTTTACCCGTGTAAAGACTTTAAGCTGGCAGAACCAGCAATACTAGAAAGGAGAGGTCGAAATGACAGCAATCGAAAAGTTGAACAGCATAATCACCAGCGTTGATGCTCTTGCACAAATAGCCGATGATTGCAACTTCCCTGCTGTCAGAGCAATATACAATGCAACCGCAAGCGGACGTATTGAACTTTTCGCACGCGAGGACGATTTCAAGGCACTTGCAGATGCAGTATATTCGCCACTGCACACCGTTACATCATACAATCATATCGGTGACGATGTTTACAAAACAACCGATATGTGGTTTTGCTACAAAGACCACATATTCTCAATGATAAGAGAGGAGAAATATAATGGATAACGAAATTATCGACATAAATCAGGCAGAAATCAGACAGATACCTACGCAGACACAGACACAGCTCGCATCACATACTGACACGGGAATTATCTCAGACTTCCGCCAGTATTTCAAAATGGCAAGCGAACTGTGCAAAGCGGACATCATACCGCAGGCGTACAAGGGTAAGGTCGCTGATACCGCAATAGCCATTGACATGGCTAATCGTATGGGCGTAAGCCCGATGATGGTCATGCAGTCAATGTATGTTGTCAAGGGCAAGCCAAGTTGGAGCGGACAGGCTTGTTTGAGCTTTATCCGAGCAAAATTTACAGACGTAAAGGTTATTTATGTCGGCACAAAAGGTACTGACGACAGAGGTTGTTACGTCAAGGCAACTGACAAAGACGGTGATGTGCTTGAGGGAACGACAGTCACAATGGCTATGGCAAAAGCAGAGGGGTGGTACTCGAAGAAAGATAAGTACGGAAACGAAACGTCAAAATGGCAGACAATGCCCGAACAGATGTTAGCATATCGTGCAGCATCGTTCTTTGCGAGGGTTCACTGCCCTGAAACTCTTATGGGTGTGCAGGTCGAAGGCGAAGTTGAGGACTCTTCAAAGCCTGCAATGAGAGAAGTGGAGGATGTACTGTAAATGAAAACTACGAGAATTCATATAAAAAATCTGTTCGGCATTTCTGAAACAGAACTGGACGGACGCTCAATGGAAGTTACCGGCTCAAACGGCGTAGGTAAGACATCTATCATCGACAGCATAAAGTACGCTCTCACCAATGACAGCAGCCGTGATTATGTCATTAAGAACGGCGAAAGCGAAGGTGAAATCTTCATTGAGACCGACACAGGTTTGACTATTGATCGCAAGAAGCGTGTCAATCAGGCAGACTACAAGAACATTAGACAGGACGGCAAACCTGTTCAAAGCCCCGAAGCATTTGTCAGAGAGTTGTTCACGCCACTGCAGATTGACCCTATTAAATTTACACAGATGTCAAGGCAGGAGCAGAACAGAATTATTCTTGACCTCATTGAGTTCGATTGGGATTTGAACTGGATAAAGGAGAAGTTTGGTGAAATTCCGCAAGGTGTTGATTATCAGCAGAATATATTGCAGGTCCTGAACGATATCCAGTCCGAAAAGGGCGTTTACTTCCAGACAAGACAGGATATCAACAGAGAAATACGCAACAAAACAGCGTTTATATCTGATATCGCAAAGGATATCCCGCAGGGCTTCCAGGCTGAAAAGTGGGAAGCATATGACCTATCCGAAGCCTATACGAAGATAACAAAGGCGCAGGAATACAACTCTCGCATTGAGAGGGCGAAGCTGTTTAAAGATAGCTATGACAACAAAGTCAGAGGTTATCAGGCTGAAATGGAAATAGCAGTAAGCAATCTGAAATCTGCTATCGCAGCAGAACGTGAACAGCTGACTAGCGAAATCGAACGTAAGAAAACCGAAATCAAGGCGGCTGAGGACAAGCTCAATTCGCTTTCAGACAAAATAGCAGACAAGACTAAGATTTTTGAAAGCGAATACAGGGAAAAAGTCGCAAAGCTCGACAGCGATATCAAGGTAGCTAACGAATATATCGGAAAGCAGCCTGTTGACGTCTCTGTTATGCAGACTGAGGTCAAGACAGCCGAGGAAATGAAGAAGCACCTCAATGAATACAGACGTATGAAGTCAATGCAGGACGAGCTTGAAGCACTTGAAGAACATTCTAAGGCACTCACAAGCAAGATTGAGCTCGCAAGAGAGCTTCCAGGCGAGATACTTAAGACAGCAACAATACCTGTTAAGGGGTTGACAGTTAAAGACGGCATACCTCTCATAAACGGACTTCCCGTCAGCAATCTGTCAGAGGGCGAACAGTTACAGCTTTGCGTTGATGTTGCCCTCAGCAAGCCTAACAGCCTACAGATAATTCTGATTGACGGAGCTGAGAAGCTTTCCGAAAAGAACAGGCTTGCACTTTATGAGAAGTGCAAGGAAAAGGGCTTGCAGTTTATCGCAACTCGCACAACGGACAGTGATGATCTGGAGGTGACATATCTGTGATACAGCTTACAAGTGAGAACTACTTCTCCCAGCAAGCTAACCTTGAGTACATGAGCTGCTCACAGTTCAAGAGCTTCTGCGACTGTGAGGAAAGAACCCTTGCGGATATTGCAGGTGATTACAAGCGTGACAGTTCAACTGCTCTGCTCGTAGGCTCATACGTTGACGCTCACTTTGAGGGAACGCTTGACGTTTTCAAGGCTCAGCACCCAGAGTTGTTTAAGCGTGACGGAACGCTTAAGGCTGATTATGTACAGGCTGAGAGTATTATCCAGCGTGTGGAGAATGACAAGCTGTTCATGAAGTATATGGCAGGCGAAAAGCAGGTCATTATGACGGGTAAAATCGCAGATGTGCCATACAAGATAAAGATAGACAGCTATCACCCTGACAAGGCAATCGTTGACCTAAAGGTCGTCAAGGACTTTGAGAAGCTTTGGAACGATGCTGAGAAACTGAAACAGAGCTTCATTCGATACTGGGGATATGACATTCAGGGAGCTATTTATCAGGAAATAGTTCGTCAGAATACAGGCAAAAAGTTGCCGTTCTTCATAGCCGCCGCGACAAAAGAAAAACACACAGATTTTAACGTGTTCGCTGTTCCACAAGAATGGCTTGACGAAAAACTTGCGTTTGTTGAAGAACGCACACCACACTTTGCAAAGCTGAAAACAGGTGAAGAACTAGCCGAGAGGTGTGAGAAGTGTGATTGGTGTAAGGACACCAAGATACTTGACAGGATAGTTGACGCAAGAGATTTGGAGGACGGCATATGAGAAAGCAGGAAGTCTTGCTGATATCGTGTAGCGGGAAAACACTCGGGCACAATCTCAAGCAGCTGATTGGTACAGGTGCAAAAATATGCCACATCGAAAGAGCGTCAAGTTTTGGTCACTTTTTGGGAATCGAGTTTGCAGGATATGTAGTCATTTATGAGATTTCTTTTTGCAAGCGTCACAGCAAAAAGTATATGCAGACTATTAAAAACTTGCGCGGAAGATTGGAGGACAATAATGCTTAACAAAGTTATTTTAATGGGTAGGATTACTCAGGAGCTTGAACTTAAACAGACCACGAACAGAACGGCAGTGCTGTCATTTAACGTAGCTGTGGACAGAAGCTACACCAAGCAGGGCGAAGAGAAGCAGACGGATTTCATCACCTGTGTGGCATGGAGAAAGACTGCCGAATTTATCAACAACTATTTCGGCAAGGGCAGAATGATAGCCCTTGAGGGACAGCTGAGAAGCCGTACATATGACGATAAGAACGGCACAAAGCACTATGTAACAGAGGTTTACGTTGATAACATTTCATTTACAGGTGAGCCAAAGCAGGGCGGAAACAGTTCAGCTTCGTCACAGAGTGCACCACAGCAGACGCCTTCGCAGCCTGCACCAAGCCAGAACAGCTCGCCTGCAACACAGAATCTTGGCATTGACGGCTTCGAGGAAGTGTTCAATGGCGACGATGTGCCGTTCTGATGATTACACTCAGAAAATACCAGGATAAAATCGTGAACGCTGTGCGCTCGCTTATGGCAATGGGCAAACGTAGAATATGTGCCGTTGCCCCATGCGGTTCTGGCAAGACAGCCATATTCGCATATATGGCTGACAAGTCACAGGACAAGGGCAACACAGTGTGGTTTTTGGTACACAGAAAAGAACTGCTCGATCAAACCATAGCAACATTTGACCGCTTTGGTATTCAGCGCAACACAATTCTTGTGGGCATGGTCGCCACACTTGCAAATGCTCTTGACAAGCACCCAGAACAGTACAAAGCACCTGACTTCATTGTCATTGACGAGTGCCACCATATAACGGCTAGGACGTATCAGAGAATACTTGAACGCTTTCCAAAGGCATTCGTAGTTGGACTGACCGCAACGCCAAGCAGACTTGACGGCAAGCCACTTAAAGATTGCTTTGACGATATGGTGGTAGGCATTACCGCCAAAGAGCTTATTGCTCAGGGATATTTATCCCCTTATAGGTACTTCGCACCGAGCGTAGCTGACCTATCGGCACTCAAACGCAAGGGCAAGGATTTTGACCCACAGCAAGCAGCTGAGCTACTTTCCTCGAGAGCGGTGTTTGGCGACGTTATAGCGAACTATCGCAAATATGCCGACGGACTTCAAACGATATGCTATTGTTCTTCCGTTAAGCACTCTGAGAGCGTTGCAGAAGCGTTCAGAGCGGTTGGAATTAATGCTGTACACTTTGACGGCAATACACCTAAGAGCGAGCGAGAACGCATTACAGACGATTTCAGGGCAGGAAAAATAAAAATTCTTTGCAACGTTGATTTGATATCAGAGGGCTTCGATTGCCCTGACTGCGAGTGTTGCATACTGTTAAGACCGACAATGAGCTTAACGCTGTTTATCCAGCAAGCTATGCGGTGTATGCGCCCGAAAGAGGGCAAGACGGCAATAATTCTCGATCACGTCAACAACTACAAGCGACACGGCTTGCCTGATGATGACAGAGAGTGGAGCTTAAACAGCGTTCCGAAGCCTGAAAAGGAATATAACACAGACGGCACGCTACAGATACGGCAGTGTTCAAAATGCTTTGCTACATATAGACCAACGTCTGCAAAGAAATGTCCATATTGTGGAGCGGCTGAGGAACTGACCAGGCAGGAAATAAAAAATATCAAGCAGATAGAGCTTGAAGAAATAAAGGGAAGCAAGCGTAGAGAAGCAGATGACAAGGTCAAGGAATACAAGTCCGCCAAGGATTGCAAGACGCTTCAAGAACTGTTTGCGTTTGCAAAAATGAGAGGATATAAGCCACAATGGGCATATGTCCAAGCAAAACAGAGAGGATGGTTTAAATGATGAGAGGTAGCCAGGCAATTGGTATTGACACCAATCCTGTAAATTCAATTGCAATTACGCTCGCTAATGCCAACGTAAATACGCTCAAGGCAGTTGATATCATCACTAGCGAGATCATAAAAGAAGCACACATCAATCAGTATGACGTTCCGTTCTGGATACTGGCATTTGAAATGCTTACCAATACATTCAAGGAAACACTGAGCAAGGATATGCTCGAGGTGTATGAAGATGCTAAGGAACATTTCTCATACTCTGCTATTACTATGGGAGAGCCTAGAAATGAGTAAGTCAGAACACGAGATACAGAACGAAATCCGCCTTGCGTTATCTTCAAAAGATAGCATTGTGTTCAGAACAAATGCAGGCACATTCTATCAGGGAAAAATGGTTTACTCAAAGGAGTTTAAATCAATGGTACTTCTCAGCCCTCGCAGGGTTGACGGACTTCCTAAAGGTTTTTCAGATTTGGTGTGCTTTACTAAGGGTGGAAAAACGGCATTCATAGAGTGTAAGAATGCCGACGGAAAACTTAGAGAAGAACAGAAAATATTTATTGACCGTATGCGTGACCTCGGCTTTGTTGCCGGGGTCGCAAGGTCCGCTGAGGAGGCGAAACTACTATGCCAACAACTGATGAAAGATTAAAGCAAATTGAAATCGTTGCTTTGAAAGAAGAGGGCGATTTGCCAGAAAATATGTCAATGTCGGAAAATATGTTCTATGAGGAAATGCACTGCTTGTACGCTAGATACAAAATGAGCTGTCTTGTAAGCAAGCTCCCTGCTGATATACAGAACAAAGTCCCTATCGTGACAAAAGACGAAGCTTCGGTATTAAAGAAGAAATACCTTGCAGGTGTTAAGAATATGCAGATGTGGGAAGATATCTTCAAGACAGAGATACACATCGCAAACGAGATAAACAAGGTCATTTCTCCCACATCAGAGCTGAGCGGAATGACGAAAGAACAGCTTCTCGACAAAACCATACGAATGATAGGCGTTATCCAGGGGCTAATGAATGCTGATGACCGAATTCCGAAGTTTCTGGAAGGTCTAAGAGGAGATCATAAGAAATGAGAACGAGAACAGGAAGATGCAAGAAGACAAGCAAGTGCATATATGCGACTGAAATATATGGTGAGAAGTGTTGCGGATATTTGCTTGCAACGGGTGAGAAAAGAAACTGCCCTCCCGATAACTGCAACAAGTTCAAGAGCATAAAACAGTTTGAAAGGAGATTTGATAGGTGAAATACTTAGATTTTCTGAAGTCTAAAATGGCTATTGCTACCGACAGCGGTTTTGACGTTCCAGATAAGAAAATAAACACGGCACTCAAGCCCCACCAGCGTGACATTGTTAAGTGGGCTGTAAAAGGTGGCAAGCGTGCTGTGTTCGCCAAGTTCGGACTAGGCAAGTCGGTTATACAACTGGAATGGTGTACACAGGTCATAACTCACGAGGGCGGAAAAGCCCTCATAATATGCCCTCTGGGTGTTAAGCAGGAGTTTGTTCATGACGCTGTTGAGATACTTGGCTATGACGCACCTACATATGTTAAAACCATGGCAGAGGTGAGGGCGTGTTCGGCTGATATCATGATAGCGAACTACGAGAGAGTTCGTGACGGAGATATCGATGTAAAGTATTTCACAGCTACTTCCCTTGACGAAGCAGCTGTATTGAGAAGTTTCGGCAGCAAAACCTATCAAGAATTTCTAAAGAAGTTCAACGGCGTTCCATATAAGCTTGTGGCAACCGCAACGCCTGATCCTAACAAGTATAAAGAACTTATCCATTACGCTGGATATCTTGAAATCATGGACACGGGGCAGGCTCTGACGCGTTTCTTTCAGCGTGACAGCACAAAGGCTAACAACTTGACATTGTACCCTCACAAGGAAGAAGAGTTTTGGCTATGGGTAAGCTCATGGGCGGTATTTGTTTCAAAGCCGTCAGATGTCAACCCCACATATTCTGACGAGGGATATGATTTGCCCGAGCTAAAAATCAACTATCACAGGCTTGCAGTCAGCAAAGACGAGTTGTCAGTCGATAAGTTCGGTCAGAGCAAGCTGTTCGATGAAGCTACAGCTAGCTTGCAGGACGAAGCAAAGATAAAGCGTGAAAGTATATCTCAGCGTGTTGCAGAAGCAGCTAAAATAATAGCCGAAAACCCAGAAGATAGCTTTATTATCTGGCATGACCTTGAAGAAGAACGCCACGAGATAAAGCGACAGATACCAAATGTTGTTGATATCTATGGTTCTATGGATATCGACTTGCGAGAACGAAGAGTTATCGACTTTGCTAACGGCAAAATAAAGCTGTTTGCGACAAAGAAGATACTTTCCGGAAGTGGCTGTAACTTTCAGAAACATTGTCACAGGGCAATATTTATCGGTATCGACTACAAGTTTAATGACTTCATTCAGGCTGTTCACCGCATATATAGGTTTCTGCAAACTGATGAAGTGACAATCGACATAATCTACATGGACGAAGAAGACGAGATAAAAAAGCAGCTGCTTGACAAATGGAAACGTTTCGACTATCAATCTGAGAAAATGGCTGAGATAGTCCGCAAAAACGGCTTGTCTAGCGTTGACAACATCTCCGACAAAATGAAAAGAAGCATAGGAGTGAAAAGAGTGGTAGTAGAGGGTAATCACTACAAATACATAAACAATGACTGCATATGGGAACTTGAACAAATGCCTGACAACAGCGTTGACGAGATAGTAACTTCAATCCCATTCGGCAATCATTATGAGTACACGCCAAGCTACAATGACCTTGGACACAACGAGGATAATGACAGGTTCTTTGAGCAAATGGACTATTTGACGCCTAATCTGCTGAGAGTGCTGAAACCTGGCAGAGTAGCTTGCATACACGTTAAGGACAGAATTTTATTTGGCAATGCAACAGGCGACGGAATGCCGACTGTTGACCCGTTCAGCGACTTGACTGTTATGCACTATATGAAGCACGGCTTTCGCTACATGGGCAGAATTACAATTACAACTGACGTTGTTCGTGAGAACAATCAGACATATCGCCTTGGCTGGACAGAACAGTGCAAGGACGGCTCGAAGATGGGAGTGGGTTGCCCAGAATATGTTCTGCTCTTTAGAAAGCTTCCTACAGATACAAGCAAGGCTTATGCAGACACACCTGTTACAAAGAGCAAAGCTGATTACAGCAGAGGACGTTGGCAGATTGACGCTCATGCTTACTGGAGATCCAGCGGTGATAGGCTTGTGACAAAGGACGAACTAAAAGAAGTTTCGGTGAACAAGCTTCAAAAGGTATACACGCAGTTTTCAAAGAGCAATGTTTACAACTATGACGAACACGTTGCCCTGGCAGAAAAGCTTGACAAGGAAAACAAATTACCTGCAACGTTTATGGTAATCGCCCCTGCGAGCTGGAACGATACAGTCTGGGACGATATCAACCGAATGAGAACGCTCAACGCTGAACAGCGTAGACGTGATATGCAAATGCACGTTTGTCCTTTACAGCTCGATATAATCGAACGCCTTATCACTAGGTACTCCAATGAGGGCGATGTTGTGCTTGACCCATTCGGTGGAATAGGCTCAACTCCTATGACTGCAATTAAAATGGGTCGATATGGAATAGGCATTGAGCTTAACCCCGACTATTTCCGTGACGGCGTAGGATACTGCAAAGCGGAAGAAGATAAGATAGATATACCAACGTTATTTGATTTTATGGAGGCGGAATAAACGAATGAAACATCTCGGCGATATCACGCAGATAAACGGCTATACTGCAACGCCTGTTAATGTTATAATAGGCGGTTCGCCATGTCAAGATCTATCCGTAGCAGGCAAGAGAGCGGGCTTGCAGGGCGAACGTTCGGGGCTGTTTATGGAACAGATACGAATTATAAAAGAAATGAGGGATAATGATGAACGTCAAGGAAGAACAGGTGCTGACATCAGACCAAGATACATGGTGTGGGAAAACGTCCCAGGAGCTTTCAGTTCCAACAAAGGTGCAGACTTCGGAGCGGTCCTGCAAGAAACAGTCAAAGTCATCGAGCCGAAAGCCCCCACTATTCCTGTCCCTCAAAAAGGCTGGCCAACAGCAGGATGCCTCACAGGAGATGATATGGGAAGAAAATGGAGCGTTGCGTGGCGAGTATTCGATGCACAGTTTTGGGGAGTACCCCAGCGTAGACGTAGAATCGCACTTGTCGCAGATTTTGGAGGCCTCACCGCACCCGAAATACTCTTTGAGCGCGAAAGCTTGCAACGGAATACTGACCCGTGCGGAACGTCGTGGAAAGCCGCTCCCTCCCCTGCTGAAAGCAGCTTTGCAGTATCAATCAATAACAGAGGTAGCTTTTATGGTGACAAAGCAGAAACTCTAAGAGCAGAGTCACACGGAGCATTACCTACTGCATATTGCATTCAAGGTAATTGCATTGACAGAGCCTTGACCGCAGGATGTAACGGCAAAGGTTGGACGGAAAACGTAAGCTACACGCTTAATACTGTTGATCGCCCTGCGGTAGTTCCGTTGCTTAACGATCAAGGCGGTTCTTCTCTGACCGGGAATGATGCCGCAACAGTCGCACCGACAATACGAGCGGAAATGCACGGAAATGTTCCTGCTGTTGTGTTTTCAGACGTCGCTAGTACTCTGCGTGCTGGAGCGGGTGCACCTAAGCACAATTCGGATGTTAAGGGTAGGTTGGTATTGGCATTTGAAAATCACGGTCAAGATACACGATTTAAAGGTCCAGTTGATGTTTCACAAACGGTATCTGCGACTTTTGGCATGGGAGGCAATAATACCCCTTTAGTAGTTTCAAAAGGTCCTGGTGCTGTGTGCATCGGAAACGGGCAGACATCTCAACTCAAAGTCAGCGAGAAAGTCGGTACATTGGACTGTATGCACGACCAGAAAGCCATTATAGAGCTATCAAACGGCATAGTACGCAGACTTACGCCCCTTGAGTGTGAGCGATTACAGGGCTATCCAGACGGATGGACGGCAATAGGCGAGATAGTCGGATACAATGTATACACTGATGACGAGGGCAACGAATATAAAGACCCGATAAGAGAGTACACGGATGGCAACGGCAAGCGAAAGAAAGTAACCGATAGTGCACGTTATAAGGCACTAGGTAACAGCATATCAATCCCGAATTGGTTCTACGTTCTTCAAAAACTTACGCTTTGTTGTGGAACAGATACCACAATGGCTAGCCTATTCGACGGCATCGGCGGATTTCCGCTGATATGGGAAACACTTAACGGAAAAGGTTCTTGCGTGTGGGCATCGGAGATTGAAGAATTCCCAATCGCCGTTACAAAATTCAGATTTAATACATAAAAAGCCGCCCCGTAGGGCGGCATAAGATTATGTTCGATAACGTTTCTTGATAAATGTATAAAGCCCAACGGCAATCGATACTATGAGCAGACCACCAAGGACAGGGACGGTATCAACGAGTTTCATAAAGGCAAATGCAAGAATCTTAATCGTTGACCACAAGGACTGCAGCAGTTGTAACATTTTATCACTCCTTTCTTTAAAATTTTATACATTATAACACCGCAGGATATGATTGTCAATGGGCATAACAAACAAAACGCAGGACTTTCACACATCGAACACAAAAGGAGGAACATATGAGTAAAATAAAAATATTTAAAGAAATCCTCACAGCAGTTGGCATATGGTCTTTGGTCGGCCTATCATGGCAAATACTTGAGATTTTAATGTATGGAGAAGTACAACCACGAAGTGTAGACACAATCGTTACAGCCGTACTGAGTCTATCTCTATATATAAACTTAGAGATGTTGGAGTGATAACATGGGTAACAATAAATTCTGTCCGAGCTGCAAGTATTTTGAAAAGACACCTGACAACTGCGGCAGAAAGAACGGAAAATACGGGCTATGCGTTCGTCAAATGAAATTCGGCCTAAAACCAATGGTAGTCAACTATCAGCACCCTGTCTGTGAAGAATTCAAAGACAAGATAGAGGCTGTAAAATGCAGTGCTGCTACGACGCTTTGTTGGTACTGCAAACACGCAGTGCCAACAAAGGACAAGATAACAGGAGAATACCTCACAGGCTGTGCATGGTCCATAGACCGCAGACCGGTTGAGGGTTGGAAGACGTGTCAGCACAGAATGTATGAATCGCAAAAGGGCGGTATGATACATTCGTATACTGTGACGGAGTGTCCTGAGTTTGAGGAGGGATAACATGAAGGTATTAATAGCGTGTGAAGAATCGCAAGAGGTCTGCAAGGCATTTCGTGCAAAATGTCACGAAGCGTACAGCTGCGACATTCAGATGTGTTCAGGCGATCACCCTGAGTGGCATATATTAGGTGATGCTCTGACCGTTATCAACGGCAATGCAAACTTCACAACTTGCGACGGACAGGCACATACGGTAGACAAATGGGATTTGCTGATAGCTCATCCGCCGTGTACGTATCTTAGCAACGCGGGAGCAGCACGTCTGTACAAAAAAATGAATGGGAAAAGTTATGTTGACCTTGAAAGATTTAATAAAGGGCAAGACGCAAAAGAATTTTTCCTGAAATTTTTTCATGCCCCTGTTAAAAGAATAGCTGTTGAAAATCCAATCCCGTCTGGAGTATATCGGTTGCCGAAATATACGCAGGCCATACAACCATATGAATACGGACACCCATACAGCAAAAAAACGTGTTTGTGGTTGAAAAATCTGCCTAAATTGGCACCGACAAATGTTGTTAAACCCATATGTTCATGGGTATCAGGTGGTAGCAAAAAGTCGGACGGCACTGCACGCACAAACTGTGGAATGCCGTTTCGTGACAGCAAGACAAAATCCAAAACATTTTCAGGCATAGCACAAGCAATGGCTGAACAATGGGGAAGTGAGGAGAAATAGCATGGTAAAAATCAAACCCGAATACATATTTCCGCTTCTGCTGATTCTGCTAGACGTGGGAGCAGCAATTATATACGCCGTGCAGAAAGACTATAAAAAGGCTGTCTACTGGTTAGCGGCGGCAGTGCTGAATGTGACGGTAACTTTTTAGGAGGAATAACAATGTCAAGATATATTGACGCAGAAAAGTTAAAGTGTTCTATTGATTCGGAAACAGACAGCATATTTGATTGGGATATGACCATAGAAGAACTTTATTATAACCTGTGCAAACTGATTGATGATGAACCTACCGCAGATGTGCAGCCTGTGAAGCGTGGAACATGGGAGAATACAAACACACCTAATCAGCTTAGATGCAGTAATTGTGAAATCATTCACTTTATAGCTCAGTATCCACACGGTGAGATAAATTACTGCCCAAACTGTGGTGCTAGAATGGACAGTGACAGCAGTATCGCTGATATAATCAACGAACAGCCTACCGCAGACGTGCAGGAGGTCAAGCACGGATATTGGAAATTTCACGAAAAAACAAAACTCGTGCCAGCCAATAAGGTTGGCATAAAAGAAGAATACACTAATGGTCATGATTGTACTGTCGTTGACAATACAAATGTCAACAAGAAAATCATGATTATGAAAAAACGTATAACATTAAAAATTCCTATATGTTCGGTCTGCGGTTGGTGTGGGCATGATGAATGCGATGCAACGCCATACTGTCCTAACTGCGGAGCAAGAATGGACGGTGATAACAATGGATAAAACCTGTTCAAATTGCAAACACGCAATAGGCTTCGGTCCTCTGCATAACAAGGCAATATATGCTTTTTGTGAAAAGCGAAGTGGTGTCACAAAGGACAAAGTTCTCATAGTGAACAGAAAGAACAAATGCTATGCGTGGGAGAAAAGGAGTGATGAAGACAATGCGTGAAATATTATTTCGTGGCAAACGCACCGACAATGGCGAATGGGTATGTGGCTATTACGTTCTCAGGAAACGCCCGTACTTTAAGGACAAAGGGGTTAATGTTGAACATCTTATTTACGACAATATGGAGATTGAGGACAATGACTATAAGCAGTTTGTTGATACAATGCCAATTTCTTATGTAGTAGACCCTAAGACTATCAGCCAATACACAGGGCTAACAGACAAGTATGATAAGAAGATTTTTGAAGGAGATATAATTAACGTAACTCCTGATATCACTAATAGACTTATGGATGTAAGGTGGAATGATGAAACACTTTCTTGGGAACTGACGGATGTGGGTACTCCAGCATTTGGAATAAATCATATTTTTAATACGATTGATCTTGCAGAACTTGAAGTCGAATCTTGCTATGGCGAACGTATCTCTTTTATCGTTGGCAACGTTTATGACAATCCTGAACTCTTGAAAGGTGGTATATAAATGGACATCAAAAAAATCATAAACAATTTCGTTGAAGCACACACTGATGAAATTGAAGCGGCACTCCGTTCTGCGTTGTCGGAAGAAAAATCGATAAATGAAATCAAAGCAGGAGACCATTTTGAGTACAAAGGTATCGAATGGGTTTGTCTTGATGTAGGAAACAAAACCGCTTTTGCAGTAACTGCTAAGGTAATCGCCAATATGCCGTTTAACGATGAATATAAGGACGGTTGTAACAACTGGAGAACATCATCACTAAGAAAATGGCTTAACAGCGAGTTCCTCGACAATAACTTTGATAAAGGTGCGCTGCTAGCAAATTTCTCTACCTTGACAGCAGATAATGGTGATGATAAGTACGGTGCCGTCAAAGACTATGTAACACTTATCGATTGCGATCAGTACAGAAGATACAGAAAATTTATGCCTAAGTATGATGATTGGGTATGGACGCTTACCCCTCGCTCTTGTACCGCCGGCTACGCCGGCGGCGTGCGTGGCATCGATCCGTCAGGAGAGTTGAGCGACTTCAGTGCGCACAGCACAAGCGGAGTCGCCCCCGCTTGTTTGTTTAACCTCAACTATCTCTCATCGTGCTGGCAGGCACACATAATCACACATAAGTGAGGTAATTCCATATGACTAACCGAAAAATCAGAGACTACCAGCGAAACCGCAAACTTAAAGGCATCGTCGATGCAAACTTCAAGACCTTTGCGACTGTGGTAATTGCTCTCAAACAGTTGTTTCCACACGACTGGTACAAAAAAACCATAACTGACTTTACAACATCGTATGCCGAATTTACGGCGCATATGAACGACTATGATGCAGAAGCATACGATTTCCGCGTTGAAGATTCTTGCCGCAAGCTGAACATCAGTGACAGCGACACCTACGATATTATTTTCAGACTTAACGGCAAGCTCCCTGCTGAAATTTTTCTAGCGTTACAAAACAACTTGAAATGTATGCTGATACATTTGCGCTTGAATTGCAGCATCGGCTCACAGAGATACGCAAAACTAATTGCATATCTCAAATCAGACGCCAAGATATGCGGACAAGCAGATCTCACAGCACTCGGCTTATCGTTCGACGATGACATTGACTATCGTAAACTCAAATCCAAAACCGAGCAACCGACTTATTCCGACGGCATTAAAGCTCAGCAACAACTTAAAGCACTGAAAGCGTACCAAGACGAGGTGATTAAATGTCAGCAACAGCTTTCGAGCAAATCAAAGAACGACTTACCTGCGTCGAGTACGCACGCAGGATAGGTCTTGCAATAAACAAACCAGGTGACAGATGTGCATCCCCTTTGCGGTCTTCAGCAAACAACAAGTCATCGTTCGTTGTTTACGACGACTATTACTATGACCACGGAGACTCCAAGGGCGGTGACGTTATCGACTTCTGCGCCAACTGTGAGTTCAACGGGAACCGAGCAGAGGCACTCCATAAACTCGCAGATCTCACGGGAGTAACCCTCAACTATCAGACGGACAATTGGAAATCCGCACTCGATTCTCGCACAAAACTCGTTGAGAAGTGGCACTCTCAGCTGCGCCCCGAGGATATTGACTATCTGCATGGCCGTAACATCAACGATCAGACCATTAACCGCCTGAAAATCGGCTACACAGGCGAGGGCTATCGCGTAGAGCTCCCCGACAAAATAGCCGAACACTATGCTGCTAATCGTATATGTATACCGTATTTCAAAAACGGATATATAGCTTCCTGGAACGCTCGTGCAACGTCAGATAAGCAGAAGGTCAAGTATCTCAAGCCACCAGCCTCAGACAACTCTGACCGAGCTGTTATCTGGGGTATGCACACACTCAATCGCACGTCGAGCAACCTCCCTCTCGTTATCTGCGAGGGAGCGTTTGATGCTTTAAGCTATGAGCAGGAAAACTATCCGATACTAGCGACTATGGGCGGAGCTTTCAGTAAATCTAATCGCGAACAGCTTCCTGTGGTAATCTCAGCCGCTAAGCAGTTTCCATACGTCCTGCTTAGTTTCGACACCGACGAGCCTGGCAAAAAATTCACTCTTAAACTTGGCAAGCAGCTATTCTCACACCGCATACCTTTCAAGGTAGCGGCTATACCGCCAGCATTCAAGGACGTGTCGGAGTATTACTCGCACGGCTATCCGCTTGCAGATCTCGTTGACAATGCCACACCAGGCGTCAACGAACTTGCCAAGCGACTTACGGACCGCGAGGAACTCAAGCAGTTCTGCCACGAAGCCGCACGCTGGGTAGCCAAGCCTGAGCTATCAGACTTATTCTCAGCTATCCGTGAGAACATCTCGATATACCGTCCTGAGATGTCAAGCGACTATCTCAACGAGTTGCGAAAGTCCTGCTTCGCATCCCCTAACGAGGATATCATAGCAAAATACGTTGCCAAGCGACATAATCTCAGATATCTTGCCAACGTGGGCTTCTACGAATATTCACATGGCTACTGGCAGGCTCTCGATGATGATGTCATCGGCGGCTACATATCCCGTGAGCTGGGCTCATACCGTACAGGCAGCAAGCTCACATCAATTACGAAGCTTCTCCGCACCGACTGTATCACGCAAGAGCAATTTAATAAGCAACCTCTCCTGAGCTTCATCAACGGCACGCTAGACCTCAGAGACCTCACATTCCGTGAGCACTCCCCGTCCGATATGCTCACAGTTCAGTTCAATTTTCCATACGTCCCCGGCACAACGTCTGAGCGCTGGAACAAATTCATATACGATGTTTCAGCCGGTGACGCTAAGCGTATGTCCCTCTTGCAGGAGATAGCGGGATATATTCTCTACACAGACTGTTCCTTGCAGTCATGTGCTTTTCTTCTCGGTGAGGGATCAAACGGCAAGTCCGTGTACATTGAAACCCTGCAATCCATTTTCCCAAAAGATGCTCAAACGACTTTCGAGCTGTCGGGTCTTGTTGAGGACTTCAAACGCATTAAGCTGATGAACTCCCTTGTAAATTTCGGGGAGGAAACCAACACAGATGTCAAGGGTGCAGAATCAGTTTTTAAACAGGTCGTTGCAGGCGGTGCGATCTCAGGCTGTTTCAAGCATAAGGACTTTGTGGACTTTATTCCACGAACGAAATTTATCTTTGCGTGCAACAACATTCCGCACTTCAAGGACTTCTCATATGGTCTTGAACGCCGTATGCTGTTCGTTAAATTCTCACGCCGCTTTGTGGACGAGCCAGACCCGAGCAAGCCGAACGAAATGAAAGCCGACCGCACTCTCAAGGACAAGCTTCTTGCGGACAAGCCTGCAATCTTCAACTGGATACTCGAAGGCTATAACCGTCTCAGACAAACCAGCTCATTCACTGTAACGGACGACTCTGAGGACCTTAAACAATCCTTCCGCGAGGTTATCAACCCTGTTTCGGAGTTTGTTTCCGAAGAGCCGTATGCTGAGTATTTTAATGATGAAAACACCGACTATATCAGCAACACAAAGCTGTATCAATTCTATCGCACATGGTGTGAAGAAACAGGTCATCACGCCAAAGCACTTTCGTCATTCAGCAGGGAATTCAAGCGACTTACAGAAGATAAGTTAATTGCCGTGCGCAACATGAAAGAGCGAGGCTATCAGCTCAAGGATTCTCAGCAGAAAGTCAGCATCTTTAATGGGGACGGCTTTGATGAACTTCTCTGACCGCCCATGACAGCCGCCCATGACAGATGTATCTGTGCAATCCGACATGTTATCCGTCATAATCCGTCATGGGTTCTCGCTTGTTAATAATTAATTCACAAAACGCACGTTTGTTCCAGCTCATGACAGATATAAAACCACATCTGTCATGGGTAATCCGTCATCTGTCATAGCCCCTATATTCCTAGCTTTGCGGGGTGCTTATGACAGCATGACAGATACTTTATATAAAGTATAAATATTAATAAAATAAAAATACATATAGAAAAACGGAATTTTGTCATAAAGTCATGTCATTCTGTCATATCCGTCATAAGGAGGTTTTATAATGTCCAATTACGCCGATTATCTCAGCTGCATTTCAGACCCGCATATATATGCTGTGATGAAATGTATTTACATTCAAAAGCTCACGCAAGAACAAACTGCCGAGCGACTTTGTATCTCACCTTCGACTGTCTATCGCGTTCACAAGGTAGGCTGTCGCACAATCAATGAAATTATTCAAGGAGGTGTTCAGAATGGCAAATGATGTTGTAAAAGGCAGAGGCGGTAAAAATAACTTCGGTGTTTCAAATAAAACTGCTCTTGCAAAAGATAGCGCTTTTGTCGGTAAGTTGGTCAACGAAGTTTACGTTGCTTACAAACAGCCGAAAGTTAAGTCAAATGCAGAACTCGCAGATAGGCTCGATAAGTATTTTAAACACTGTGCTGAAAATAATATCGTTCCTACCGTTGAGGAAATGTGCCTGTTCACTGGCTATTCAATCCAGACTATCTGGGATTGGGAAAAAGGCAGAACACACCCGTTTGATGAGGGGGAGTTGAACGTTTCGACGTCAGAAATAATAAAAAATGCCAAGAGTTTTATGCGTGCTTTTGACGCAAAATTGGTGCAGGCTGGCAAGCTTAATCCCGTCACTTACATCTTCCGTGCAAAGAACTACTACGGTATGACCGACAAGCAGGAAGTTGAGGTCACAAAGACCAATCAGCTTGGCGACAACATGACCGATGATGAGCTTGCAAAGAAGCTCATGAAAGAAACTGAGGTCATAGACGTTGAAACTTTGGAAACTGAGGAATAGCAAGCGACTATCACTCACGCACTGAGCGACTATCGAGCGACTATGAAACGCACACGGAAACGTAAAAATTTTCACACGCAATAGTCGAAATAAAAATATGAACAGAAAATCGGCAAGAAAACAGCCGAAAACACGCCGCCTGAGGGGTTGACCTTTGGGCGGCGGTGATTTTATCGAAAAATCATGCACGCACCACAAGACGGCTAGCAAGCCTCGTATGACGTTTTAGCATTTAGTGCAGTAGTTTTATAGGCGACACGCTAGAACGTCATAGGACGCACGCTAGGCACATTGCAGAACGTCATAACAATAACAATACTGCAAAGATATCACCGCTAGGCCGTCCAACACGTCGCAAGAGCTGTTGAGCAGCGTTGAGCGGTAAAGTGTATAGGGGTATGACATCGGACCGCATAGGCGGGCGAATAGGTGGCAAGGGACGGAATAGAATAACAACGCCCGCCCCACGATCAGCGGAGCGGACAAAAAAAGAAGCCCGCCAAAGCCGGAGCCTTGGCGGGGTGCAATTCTAGTAGTCACATATTAACGGCGATTTTTCCGCAGCGGGAAAATTTAAAACATAATCATCAGGGTCGGCAAATGCTGCCGGCTCGTCCGTGTTGTCAAATTCGCGTTCACACGGGGCTATGAAAACCACCAAAAAATCAAATGTGCTATCAAAATCACAGTTTTCCCGGATGTTGTGTGCATACTTTTTCAGCACCGCCCTTGCGGCGTTTTCATCGTCGAAAATTGCCACAGGGGTGTTGATAAATTTTTTTGCGTAAATAATGTCGGTCACGCTGATAGGCGGGGCTATCTGTTCTACAACAGCGGAAAAAATTCCGTATTTCATAATTTTGTACCTCCTATTTTAAAATTCTTCGATATATTCGAATTCGTCCGGGTCAAATGCAAATACCTCTTGCATTGCCTGTGGCGTGCCTATGCTATACGCACATTCTTCGGCAGTCTCACAGCCGTCAAGGTTGCTGTAGTCACTGCTCTTGGCAACGTCAATTGTTAGTTCTTCGTCAAATAGGTTCTCATAAATCATGAACCCCTTGCCGCTCTCATCCACGAATACAACACAGTTATATGCGTTCGTTTTACAAAAATATCTTTTCATGTTTTACCTCCTGCCCTGTGGGCTGTCTTGCTGTGGTTTTTGTTTCTGTTATTATAATATCACCTTTAGGCGATACTGTCAACCCTTTTTATCACTTTTAGGCGATATTTTTTAACTTTGTTGAATATGTACAAAAAATCAAAAGATATTGCACACATTTGTACAAACAAGATCATGATAAACAGCCGTTATTATTATATATACCTTTATAAACGAAAAAAAGACCCGCCCCCCGGGGGTCTTGCAGGACGGACCCACTCCCCCTCACTCAACCCCCCGACTAGAAAAAAATATAAAAAAAGGGGTTGACAATATCACAAATAGGTGATATAATAAAATCAATGAAAGGCGGCGAGCTAAAATGACAATCGGAAAAGCAATAAGAGATGTAATGAAAAAGAGAGGAGTAACCCAAATTGAAATGAGGGATAAGCTGGGCTACAAGGCACAGTCAGCAGTTGCGAAAATGCTAAGAAGTGATATGCAGGTATCAAACGCAATACGAATGCTGGATATTGTGGGCTATGAAATAATCATACAGCCAAAAAGCACGCGTGGCAAAAGAGCAACGGGATCATATGTGATAACAAAAGAGGACGAGCAGGAAGAAGAATAATGAATGGAGAAACAGCAGGTCAGGCAGGGTGAACAGCAGGAAACATAAAGGGTGATGTGCAATGGTATACGGATATGCAAGAGTCAGTTCTGTAGGTCAGATAGACGGAAACAGCTTTGAGGATCAAGAGAAGCTGATAAAAAGCAACTATCCAGATGCAGAAATACATCTGGAGCAAGGCTCAGGTGCAAAAGAGCGTAAAGTGTTGAATGAAATAATGGATAAGACGATTTCAGGTGACACGATAGTGGTTACAAAACTTGACCGCTTCTGCAGGTCAACAGCGTTGGGCTTGGAGTATATCGAGCGCATGAGAGCGAAAGGTGTCAAAATACACATACTTAACATGGGTCTGATAGAAAACACACCGATAGGCAAGCTGATTGTCACAAACCTGTTGGCATTTGCCGAGTTTGAGAGAGCAATGATACTTGAACGAACACAATCAGGCAAAGCCATTGCACGTCAAAAAGAGGGCTATCAGGAAGGCAGACCGAAAACCGTAAACATACCTGATGAGGTAAAGCAAAAGGTTGATAGCGGTAAAATGACAGTGGCTGCAGCCTGCCGAGAACTTGGCATAAGCCGTTCAACGTGGTATAATGAAATGAGAGCGACAAGAGTAAAATGATATAAGAACAGAATGATATAACAGCAGAACGATAATAAAAAGATAGAGCGTGCCAAGTGCCGAGTGCCAAGTGCCACATAGCTGACGATGAAAGGAGGCTAGTTGTGTGGCACTATTTTTATGCCATGCAGAAAAAGTATGATAGATCTGACAGTAGTAGGCAACAGAGCATTAAGCAAAGAAGATATGTTTAAGCTTGCACAAAAGCAGGTAAATGGTGAGTTGAAAACAGAACAGCTCCTGCTAGAAACGTTAAAGGTTCAGGACGAAAAGAAGAAACCGATGATAAAGACGGCAAAGCATAGCTATGAGAGCGCAATGAGAAAAACAAGCGAGCTTGCAAAAGCAGGCAAGGCAAAACTCGCAAAAGAGTGGTATGACCTCGCTCACAAATTCGTGCTGTGGGCAGGCGACAGCGATTTTGACGCATATATGCTGGCTTCCGAATGGAACAGAGAACCAAGTGCTAAGTTCTGGGCGCCAAGGAGAGCTGTTCTTGAGGGCAAGCACAAGCTGGCAACGCAGATACAAGAGTTCATAGATGATGAGGACGCCCTGTTTCTGAGCTTGAGTACACCTCCAGGTGCAGGCAAGAGTACGCTAATAAAGTTCCTGCTGTCATACATTGCAGGACTGTTTCCGCAGTCTGCGAACATATACACGTCATACTCAGACGGAATGTCGAAAATGATGTATGACAGTGTGGTATCAATGTTAACGGACACGAGTGAATATGGGCACAACGATATATTCGACAATGGTATGCCTACACTGAGTGCTGAGTACAACACAATATCGTACAGAAAAAAAGGCGACTTCCCTACTATCGGAGTTATCTCCCTGGGCGGTTCGGTAACAGGTCGAACGAGAGCAAATAAGTTCATGATAACAGATGACCTCGTAAAGAATGCAGAAGTTGCAAGAAACCCGCAAAGGCTTGAAACGCTGTGGCAGGATTACAGAGATACGCTGACAACCCGACAGATAGGCGATAATGTAAAGCAAATAATGCTCGGCACGATATGGAGTTTGCATGACCCTATCAGCCGAATGCGAACTGATCATGAGGGAGATCCGCGATATAGATTTATCGCGATACCCGTATGTGACGATAACGGCCATAGTAATTTCAATTACAACTGTGCGGACAGATACACAGATAAAAAAATTCGTGACATAAAAGCAGATATAGATAATGTCACATTTAGTTGCCTGTATATGCAGCAACCTATGGAACGTGAAGGTCTGCTCTTCCATAAGGACGAAATGAACTGGTATAACGGAACACTGCCTGACGGATCTGCAAGAAGAATAGCTGTGTGTGATGTGGCATGGGGCGGTGACTATCTGGCAATGCCAATAGGATATCTGTATGAGGACGGAAGTTTATTTTTGCAAGACGTGGTTTTCAGCAAGGGTGATAAAAAAATCACACAGCCAATGGTTGTGGCAAAGAGCATACAACATCAGATACATCAAGAGAGGTTTGAAGGTAATAACGGCGGAGATGAATATGCGAATGAGATAGATAAACAGCTGAGAGCACAGAACGTCCACATAAATATCAGCAGTAAACGTGCGTCGACAACACAGAGCAAGCTCAGCCGAATATTGCAGTATGCACCAGATATAAAGCAGGTGTATTATCGCAACGATAACGGCAGAGGTGAGATGTACGATAAATTTCTTGAAAACCTGTTTGCATTTAATCAGAGCGGTAAAAACGCACATGATGACGCCCCTGACAGCATGGCACAGCTGTGTGCATTTGCAACAAATGGCGTAGGCGCAAGTGTAGAAATTATCAAGAGGATTATATAGGGGGCAGACATTGAAAACAAACAGTGCATATTGCACAAAAATGTTGAAAAAAATTTTACATAGTGTGAAGTGGAAAAAGTTGAAAAGTAGTATTATAATTAGCTTGTCAGGAGGGATAGGTAATGGATAATAGGCGCATACATAATAGGCGCATAGATGTATATTGTCCGAGCTGTGCGGCGGCAGGCATAAAGCGAAAGCTAATGGAAGTCGATAATGACGCAAAGGGCATTATCTATCCATACTGCAAAGGCTGCAAGAAAAACGTTGCAGTTAAATTGCCCATAAGTGCTGAAAAGCACCTCCGTTAAGTTAATTTACGGGGCGAAAGCCCCGTATGTTCCGCAAAGTCAGAGTGGGTGCAATTCCCACACGGAACGCCAAGCCTGTTATACAGTTCGTAGACCGAGAACGTAAAATATCGGTATCGTATAACTTAAAAACCTGCACACTTTGGCTGTGCGTCGTCGGGTGGAATAGCCGAGGTTTCGTTTTTTTGATGCCAAGTTTTTCATCTACCATAAGAGGAAAAACAGCGTATGCAGGCTCAGAGGGCTATACTTAAAGCTTGCACCAGAGTCGGCGTGCTTCCGACACAAAATAATGGCACTTCTTGAATTTTACATTGCCAACGCCTGCTCGTAAGGGTGGGCGTTCGGGCAGGGTCTGAAAGCCGTATCCCCATACTGCGGCTTTCGATTTGCAGGTTGAGAGCGTGCCAGCTTGATATCTGCTCCATTTGGCAACTGCTACCCTCACCCACAAAGCAGTTGCCATGCAAGCTTGTCCAGGCTTGATCTCCTTTCTGTTTTTACAGCGGCGGTAACACGCCGCACATGTCGGCTGACAGTGTGAGCCTGAAAGTCGGCACCATAAGAATATTAAGTGCCAAGTGTTTAATTACCAAGTGCCTATTAGTTATCTAAAAAAAAGATAGCTGATAGGCACTTTTTTTGTTGCACGGAGGTGAAACAATACGGAATTACACGGCCGACGAAAAATCTTTCTGAATGAAAGAGATATTACAGAAGAAAACATTATTGAAATAGTTCGGAGAGCGGTCGCAACTCACGAATTAAACCGAGAAGAAATTGAGTATCTACACAACTATCTACGTGGTAAACAACCGATTTTAAATCGTGTCAAAGAGGTTAGGCCTGAGATTAATAACAAAATTGTTGAAAACCATGCATTGGAAATAAACAATTTCAAAGTCGGTTTTATCTTTGGCGAGCCTGTTCAGTATGTTAAGCGTGGAAATTGCGAGCTTGATAATACTGAGAGCGATGCTCCATCAGATAATGGTGTGGCGGCTCTCAACGAGTATATGCAAGAGGACGATAAAGCTGCCAAGGATAGAGAGCTAGCTGAGTGGATAAATCAGTGTGGCGTGGGATATAGGCTGGTACTTCCCTCTGATGTGGACGAAGATGTTCCGTTTGAAACATATATACTTGACCCTAGAAACACGTTTGTTATCTACAGTAATGACTATAAACGCAAGCCTGTTATTGGTGTGACATACTCCAGCTACAGATTTGCAAATGCAGATATAACAAGCTACAGGTCATTCGATATCTACACAGATAACTGGTATTGGTGTATAGATTTTAAGAATGGTGAAGGTGTTGTGGTTAAATCACAGCCAAACAACATTGGATATATTCCTATCATCGAGTATGAAAATAATCCTGAGCGTTTAGGCTCATTTGAAACGGTTATAACACTGTGTGACGCTATAAACAACATTGACAGTAATGACCTTGACGGAATTGAGCAGATAATACAGGCGTTCACTTGGTTTGACAACATAGATATCGATAAAAATCAGCTTAAAGAACTCAAAGAGCTCGGTGCAATAAAAACCCGTTCGCAAGAAGGGCGTCAAGCAACCATTAAAAACATCGAAACAAAACTAGATATTTCACAGACTCAGGTAGCTAAAGATGACTTATATGACCGAATGCTTACGATTGCGAGTGTGCCTGATCGTAGAGCAAGCGCAGGTGGCAATACAGGTCAAGCACTGATAATCGGTGAAGGCTGGGTAATGGCTGAAAGTGCCGCCAAAGCTTTTGAGCTGATGTTTGTAAAACCAGAAAAGCAGTTCTTAAGAGTTGTCCTGAAAATCTGCAAGACTACCCGAAACTGCAAGCAGGAAGTCAAAGATATTAAGCTTCACGATATTGATGTGAAGTTTACAAGAAACAAAACTGACAACCTGCTCACTAAGACGCAAGCCCTGATGAATATGCTGCAGGCAGGCATTCACCCAAGAATAGCCATTTTGCACTGCGGATTGTTCTCTGACCCTGAACAGGTTTATCAGGACAGCAAGCCATACCTTGAAGCGATAGCACAGCAACGGCAGAAGCAAAATACGGGTAATTTCGCTGTAAATACCACTGTAGCTGATGAAATGCTCAAGGCTATAGGAGCTATGGACAACAATGGCGGTGATAACAGTGGCAACGCTTAAATTTGATGAGCTTAACGTGCTGTGGTTTAACAAAATGGAGTTGCCAACCGCTGAAAAGCTGTTGCGAATAGAAATGGCGGCAGTGTTTGAGCGAGAACTCAATAAGATATTTTCCTCACAGCGTGAGCGTGCTGACAGCGACAAATATCTGCTATATGCAACAGTGTATGCAACGATAATGTCAAGCACATACATCGAGATTACGAACAATTATTTTTTAAAGTATGTTCTGAACATAGCAAGCAATGTAAAGGGGCTATCGGAATATTCCCAAAAATGGATTGTTAAGCACTCGGAACAGTTTGCAAAGGAAATTCAGCAGACAACCCAAAGACTTATTGAAAGTGGTGATTATGACAACGCATTTTCGGTAAGCCGAGCTAGGACTATATCACGTACAGAAATCAATGCTCTGTGTGAGTGCGCAACCTTAGAGGGATATTATCAAAGCGGTTACACAAAGAAAATGTGGGTATCGTTTAAGGACAACAAGGTCCGAGATACACACAAAGTCGCAGACGGACAAGTCAGGAGCTTGTTTGAACCATTTGACATTGGCAGCAGCCAGCTGATGTTTCCACAAGATAGTTCGCTGGGAGCATCGGCAAAAGAAATCATTAATTGCAGGTGTGTTATGCAACCTGTGAAATAAATTGTAGCTGTGCGTTAAACAGCAAACGTCAAGCCGAGCAACCGGCGTTAATAAGCGTAGACGTAGAAAAGGAGTGTTTTTTATGACAAGAGAAGACGTAAAGGGTATTTTCCCAAACGCAACAGACGAGGAAATCACAGCGTTTCTGAACAAACACAATGGTGAAGTCACAGCAGCCAAGTCCAGCGGTGTAAAAGCTGACGAGCTTGCGACACTCAGAGATAAGGCAAAGAAGTATGATGACTATGAAGCTGAGAAGCTGACAGCTGAGCAGAAACTGAAGAAACTCACTGATGAAGCTGAGGCGGCTAAGATCACCAACCTGAAAATGCTGAACAAGACTAAAGCTGTTGCGGAGTTCGTAAACTGTGGCCTTAAAGAGGACGATTACAAGGGATTTATCGACAGCATTGTTTCAGACGATGAGGAAACTACAGTTAATTCTGCAAAGTCCATTGCCGCAATGCTCACATCTCAGAAGAAAGCCGTTGAAGATAAGCTTAAAGAAGACGGTCTAAAGAATACTCCGAAGCCTCAGGGAGCAGGCGGAAACGACGGACTTACATCTGCTGAAAAGATAGCCGAGAAATTGGCTACAGACAGAGCAAACATTGCTAAAACTGCGGCGGAAGGTCTAAAAAAATACATATAGGAGGTAATTAAATGGCTAATATGATGAAGTCTACAGCCGTAATTGCAGATAAGACAATTCTTGCAAACGGCGAATTTTTAGCAAGACCATATACAATAAAGGCAAGCGCTATCACGGCTGATAGTAATGGAAAGAAAATCGTTAAAGGTGGAACTCCATTTCCTGCAAACGATTCAACCGCTATCGGTCTTCTGCTCGACACAGTTGACGTAACCGACGGCGATAAGACAGTAGCACTTGTGTATGCAGGAACAGTTTCAACCGCTAAGCTGACAGCTAACGGCGTAACAGTACAGACAGCGGCTAAGACAGCTCTGCCAAGAATCACATTTTTTGAATAAGGGAGGTAATACATAATGCAGAATTTTTCAGATGTTTTCACAGCCAAAGCATTTGCTATGTACTGGACAAAGTACCTTGAGCAGGCAAATACAGAAGGCTATCTGGGAACTTCCCTGTTCCCACCTGTAAAGAAAAAGGGTATCGATATAAAGTGGATTAAGGGTAGGTCAGGCCTGCCTGTAACACTTAGACAGAGCGCGTTTGACGCTGTAGCACATGTCAGAGATAGAATTGGCGTAACTGCAATTCAGACAGAAATGCCATTCTTCCGTGACAGCTTTATCGTCAAGGAAAGTGACAGACAGGAAATCCTGAGAGCGCAGGACAGCAATGATCCATATGTACAGCCTGTACTCGACAACATCTACAACGATGCCAAGAACCTTACCAATGGTGCAAATGTTGTTCCAGAGAGAATGATCATGCAGCTTCTCTCACCGGCTGACGGCTCACCTAAGATTGAGATATCAGACGGCGCAAAGGTAAGCTGTCTGTATGAGTATGACGTTGACGGCTCTTTCAAGACAAACAATTTCAAAGCCCTCACAGGTACAGCTGCATGGACAGACCATAAGAATTCAAACCCTGTACAGGACATTCTTGACGCTAAGGAAGTCGTTGAGCGTACAGGAAATGTTCCTACAATCGCCCTGATGTCAAAGAAGACACTCAGAGACATCAGAGAGAATGAGAACGTCAAGGCATATATCGTTGCCAAAGCTCAGGCAATAGGTGGTGTTATTCTCGTAACAGACAAGCTCGTAAAGGAGTACATCTCTGAGGAAACTGAGCTCACCGTCGTTGTAAACAACAAGTCATTTATTGACGAAAGTGGCACAGCAAAGAGATTTTATCCAGATGATATGGTAACACTTCTTCCTGCACAGCCACTCGGTTCAACAGTTTATGGTACATCACCTGAAGAGGCTGACCTCATGGCTGACGACAAGGCAGATGTTGCTATCGTAAATACAGGCGTTGCAATCGCAACAATCAAGCAGGAACACCCTGTTAATGTAAGAGTGCTTGCAAGCGAAATCGTCCTGCCATCATTTGAGGGCATGGATAACGTTTATGTTATCAACACAAATGCCAAAATCGGTGAACTTACAGTAAATTCTGTCGCTGGCACAAGTGCATCAGGCAAGACAAAGGTAACAGTATCACCATCTCTGTCAGCAGGCAACTCCTACAAGTATAAGACAGCATCAAGTGTAACTGTTCCTGAGTTTGGTGCAGAATGCAAGTCAGGCTACACTGCATGGGACGGAGTATCTGAGATCACCGCAACAACAGGCAATAAGATACTCATCGTTGAGGTAGATGCAAACAACAAAGCTGTAAAGGCTGGTTCAGCTACAGTAGCGTCTAAGGCATAAAAGGAGAGTGCAAAATGGATATGATTGAGCTGTTTAAGGCAAGCGTTCCTGAGGAAAATTCCGAGGAATTGATTATGCAGTATTTAGACACTGCTCAATCAATTATCCTTGCACATCGCTTCCCTTTCGGCACAGACCGCACAGAGGTCGAACCGCAGTACAAAGGCTTACAGTTGAGAATTGCTATTGACTTGTACAACAAACGTGGAGCTGAGGGCGAAAAGGCACACTCTGAAAACGGAGTAAGCCGTACATATGAAAGCTCGTGGGTATCTCAACAATTGCTTGACGAAATCGTTCCGAAAGCTGAGGTATTATGATGAGAAACCTAATGCGAAACGTTACAAAAATAAGCTATAAGCTGTATTTAGGTGAACAAGATTTGCTTGACGATGACGGCTACAGGACAGGTGAGAAAGGCATAAGTTACTCAGATTTTAGTGAGTGCTATATGTCGATATCAGGCAATAAAAGCGACAGTGAAATGTCACAGTTTGGTCGAAACCTGGACTATGATAGAACAATGTCAACCGCAGACATGAAGTGCGAAATTGATGAACACTCACTGCTGTGGATAGATATTGACGTCAATGGTCCTCACAATTTCATTGTAAAAAAACGCTCTGTTACGCCAAATCAAATACAGTTTGCCATAAAACAGGTGAATGTCAATGAGGAAGATAGCGTTTAATCTGTCAGAAGATAGCTTGACAAAAGCCGTTGAGCAAATGAAAGCATATAAAGCTAAGATACACAAAAAAGCTCAACTGCTTGTGGAGCGTCTTACTGATTATGGGCTAACGATATGCAGAGCAAAAGTCATTGAAATGGATATCCCTGATACAGGACATTTGCTCAGCCGGGTTGACGGCTACTATAGCCCATTGCTTAATGCTGGTTTCATTTTCTGTGACTGTGATTATGCAGTGTTCGTTGAATTTGGAACAGGTGTAAAAGGCGCGTCACAGCCGTATGCAGGACAAGCCATAAGCGAATGTGGCTATCAATATATGGGTGGAACGCATTATATCACGACGCAAGACGGACGTATAGGCTGGTTTTATCCTGCTGATGACGGAACGTGGAAGTTTACACAGGGTATGCCAAGCAGGCCATTTATGTACGAAACAGGGTTGGAAATGCGAAATGCTCTCGACAACATTATTAAGGAGGTTTTTAAGTGATTGACATTGAAAACAAGGTGTTTGACACAGTGTCGAAAGCACTTGAAAAAGCCTTCAAAAATATATCTGTCAGCAGCATAAACACAGATAAACCCGCAACATTTCCGTATGTTTCAATCGTGGAAACAAGTAACTCGGTTGATCCTGCGTACATAGACAGCGGCAGAATTGAGAACGCAAGCAACCTACTGTACACAGTGAATGTTTATAGCAACCTCGCCAAAGGCAAGAAAACGCAAGCCAAAAAAATCAGAAACCTTGTGTCAGACGAGTTCGATAAAATCGGCATGATGAGAACATTCTGCCAGCCTATTGAAAATCTATCTGACACATCAATATATCGTATCGCAATGCGCTTCGAGTGCAAAGTTGATACGGACGAAATAATCTATAGGAGGTAATGAAGTTGGAGAAAGCAACAATTAATACCTATTTGTATGCAAAAAAGGCCGCTGAAAGCAAAGCTTCAAAGCTTTGTGACATTACATCATACCCAGACCTTTTCACTGCACCTGAGAAGCTGGACGTATCTGACCTGTCCAGCAGGCAGAAAAAATATGCCGAAGGTATGGTAGATGTTCCAGATTACACATTTGGTGCGAACTACACCAAAACAGCGTATGATAAGCTCAAGGCAATGGAAGGCGACGATACAATCGTTTTTGAACTCCGCTTTGGCGCAAATGGTGAATATGGTGCGTGGACATGGACAGGTTCTATGTTTGTCAACATCAAAGGCGGCGAAGTCGGTGGCAAGAGAGAAATGGAAATCACTTCTTATCCGCAGAGCGATATCACTCCGACAACAGTTTCAGATACATAATTTTTTTCTAGGAGGATAAAACAATGGCAAAGACAATCAATTTCAATTACGAGGGTCAACACTACGTCCTTGAATTTTCAAGACGTACAGTAAGACAAATGGAAAATAACGGCTTCACTCTGAATGATCTCTCAGACAAGCCAATGAACACTCTGAACGAGCTTTTTGCAGGTGCTTTCAAGAAAAATCACCGCAACGTAAAGCCTGAACAGATTGACAAGATGCAGGCTCTTTTCGCTGATAAGGACAAGCTTATAGAGACTCTGTTCTCAATGTACAGCGAAACCATCGAGACACTGACAACGAATGATCCTGCTGAGGATAGGGAAAATTTGATAACCTGGAGCGTTGGAGAGTAGACAACGTTCCGAAAGAGCAAACATATACTCAAACATTTCTAAAAGCTTTGCCATTGTACTTATCCATAGGCATGACTGCCAAAGAGTTTTGGGAAGGTGACTGCTGTTTGGCAGTTGCCTTTCGCAAAGCTGATGAGATGACACAAAAAGCAAAGAGAGAAAAGGACAATTTCAATGCATGGCTAACGGGACTATATGTTCAAGAAGCTATCGCAAGTTGTTTTTCAAAAGACGGCAAATATCCCGATAGACCGCATGACATTTTCAAAGCCGACAAGGATCCTGAAAAAACGTATGATGACATCATGCGAGAAAATGCGGAGAAATTCAGGAAATTTGCAGAAGCATTTAATAAAGAAAGGGCGGCAAATAAGGGCAATTAAACAGACTTATTGCCACCCTTATTTTTTTATATAGGAGGTGAAAAAGTATGGGATTAGACATCGATAAGCTTAGTTTGAAAGTAGAAGCTTCGTCTGACAACGCTGAAAAAAAACTTGATAGGCTGATTGTTAGGCTCGAAACGCTTAAAAAGTCAGTGGGTAAACTTTCAGGACTTGACAAGCTTTCCGAAAAGCTCAACAAAATAGCGGCAAGTGCCAATGCTATATCGGGTGTGGATAAGCTTGCAAAGCTTGTTGAAAGCGTTTCAAAGTTGTCACAGATAAAGTCTCCGAATGTTACAAAGACCGTGAACAGCATCAAAAAGCTCTCTGAGGCGTGCAATGCAGTAAGCGGCATGAGTAATGTGAGTGTGCTTAAAGAGAATATAACGGCTATTACAGAGGCGTGTAAGCCAATGCAGGAAATGGGTAAGAATAATCTTTCGCCATTCCTTAACAGTCTCAAAAAGATACCTGATATCACAAAGTCACTCGATACAGAGAAAATCAATGAGTTCGCAACGAGAATACGCCAGCTTACCACCGCTATAGAGCCGTTGACAACGCAGGTTTCAAAGGCGGAAAACGGACTTGTCGCACTTAATGGCATTATGAAGAGTTCAATTGCGAGAAACGGAAACCTTGCATCTGCAAATGCCGTAACTGTAAAATCCTATACCAGTTTGTCCTCAGTTTTTAAGGACGCAAGAATAAGAGCCGCCGCACTTTACGTCACAGTCAATAGAGCTGCAGATGCACTCGCCGATTGCTTGCAATCGTCAAACGAGTATGTCGAAAACATCAACCTATTTACAGTAGCTATGGGCGATTATTCAGAAGAAGCATATAGGTATGCCGAAAAAGTAAATAGTCTGCTTGGCATTGATATTTCTGAGTGGATACGCTTTCAGGGCGTGTTCAAGCAGACAACAACAGGCTTTGGAGTTGCGGCTGAAAAGTCAAACATAATGTCCAAAAACCTGACGCAGATAGGCTATGATATAGCATCATTCTTCAACATCTCCATAGAGGACGCTATGCAGAAAGTTGAATCTGGTATCTCTGGAGAACTTGAACCATTGCGTAGACTGGGTTATGCCCTTGACGCCGCAACACTTCAGCAGATAGCCTATGATAATGGCATTCAGCAGAACATCAACACCATGACGCAGGCTCAGAAGTCACAGCTAAGATACGTCGCTATTCTTCAGCAATCTACAAATGTTATGGGCGACATGGCAAGAACCATCGTCACGCCTGCAAACTCTATGAGAATTTTGCAGCAACAGTTTGAACAGCTCAAGAGAGCCATAGGCAACATTGTGAGCGTGTTTGCTGTGAAGATGATACCATATGTCCAAGTGTTTGTAAGACTTCTTACAGACGCCGCTAACGCCATTGCAAAGTGGTTAGGCTTTGAGCTGCCGACGATAGATTATTCTGAGGTTGGCAAAGGTCTAAGCAGTGTAACAGAGAATGCAGATGATGCAACAGAGTCTGTCAAGGAAACAAAGAAAGCGTTGCTTGCACTTGCTAACTTTGATGAGATAAATCAGCTCAATCTTGACAAGAACAACGGCAATGACAGCGGAGATACCACAGGCAACAAATATGATCTCGGCATTGATTTGCCTGAATATGACTTTCTTGCAGGACTTGACAAGCAGACGGACGCACTTTACAAAAAAGTCAAAGCTCAGCTGAAAGAGCTCTACAATTGGCTCAAAAAGCACAAGGATATGATTAAAGTCATTGCAGGACTATTGGCAACAGTATGGGCAGTAAATAAAATTGCTAACCTGATTAACTGGGTGAAGAAGCTTATAGGGGCGTTTGGAGGTCTAAGCGTTATAAAAACGTGCAAAACGTGGCTGAAAAACTTCACGGACGGGTTTAAAAATTCTGAGGTTACATCATTCTTTGGAAAGATGAATGACGGAGTTAAAAATTTCAGAAGCAATCTATCGCCTGTTGCGAAGATGCTGGGAACCATCGGCGGAACAGTTATATCTGGGTATGGAAGCTATAATTTGTTTAAAAGCCTTACAGCAGATACCCTCAATTGGAAAAACGCACTAGGAGATTCTGCGTTAATCGTGGCAGGATTAGGCGTTTCTTGGCTTTTTGGTGGTATTCCGGGACTTGCCATAGCTTCAATCGTAACAGCATTTGAAGCTTTAAACGGAGCCGCTAAAGGAGCAGCCGAACAGGTAAATAAAGCGAGAGATCAATTAGTTAATGCCGAATGGAAAACATCTGGCAAAAACATCACAGATGTCGCAGAGTCCTTGCAAGACTATTATTCAAAGCTGACAGAAAGCGATCAATCTTTTCTTGACGGGACAAAAAATCTTTCTGAGCTTAGCAAAAGCGCAAAGGAAACAACGGGAAAGATTAACCTGTTAATGAAAACGCTGAGCGAATCAAAGTTTGATACTAACAGCCTCAGTGAGCTTAACACGGAATTTGCAAGTCTTGCAAAGACAACAAGAGAGTATGTCACGGAAAGTAATGACAATTTTAAGTTGTTTATACTTGCTAATAGTGATATGCTGGAAGCCCAAGGTTACTCTGTTGCCGAAATGACACGAATAGTGAATGGCGGCACAAACAATAGCATGGCTAAAATAGACGAGCTGATGAGTAAAATAAATGACTTAACAAGCAAGTCATCATTGTCAGACAGCGATATCAGTTCTTTGAAAGAATATGAAAATCAGCTAAGTGCAATCGCTGGAATAAAAGTTGATGAAACAACAAGTTCTTTGGAATCACTTAAAGAAGAGGCAAGAAACCTTTCGAGCCAAAGAATCAATCTAAGCAACTTTAAGACAGCACAAGACACTCTCAACAAAATGACAAAAGACTATGCTGAGGCTTTAAAGACATTGAAAAAGTCAAAGCAAGAACAGCTTAAAACAATTTCAGCTCTTGACGTATCCAAAGACGAAAAAGAAAAACTAACCGAAGCAGTTAATTCTCTGTTCGATATCAAATATGAACGGCTCACTTCTGTTGGTTCGACTTTTAAAACGATACGCCAGAAAATTGATGATTGTGTATCTGAGACTAAGGAAGACCTTAAAAACTTCACTTCGTCTGGAAGTTGGGCTGGCAACAGTTTTCTTCATGCTTTTGGAATAGGGACTTCTGATGAAGAAGCCGCAAATAAAGAAATAGAAAAAATGTTTGAAGATTTCACAGACTCTTGGACAACGCAAAAAAATGTTCTCATGTCAAAGGGCTTGTCAACAAAGGAAATAAATGATTTGTATAATGTTAAAGCGTTGAAAAATGTTCCAGACAGCATAAGTAAAGCTACAACGGCAGTACAAAAGGTAATGGACAACGTTCTTCATGCTTCAACAAGTGAACAGGTATCAAAAGATACAATAAAAATGTGGCAAAACGCAGCTACAAACCAGACAAAAGGATATTTGGATAAGTTTTATGAGGCTACTCCGCAGGTTTCAAAAGCTTCCAAAGATATGGCTGGATCTTCAATTAATTCCTTTAAAGATACGCTGGGCATTCATTCTCCGTCGAAAGTAATGTACCAAATTGGTGTCTTTTTCCTCCAAGGCTTCATGAACGGCATAAAATTGCTGTCAACGTTTATGAACACTTACGTGGCAAAAACAGCAAAATCAGCCGTCACAACATTTGATACAAATTCCGCGACAACCTCAATCGGTATCAAGTTTATAGACCGCTTTAAAAACGGAATTGACCTGAGGAAAAACAGCCTTATCAATGATATAGTTGACATATTCAACACAATTCTCGACAAGGCAGATAGTTTCCACGTCCAGTTCTTCAATTCGTTCAATAGTGCGGTACCTGCAATACAGATAGCCTCAAATGGCATTCTCGCCGCTATGGGGCAAGCTGTATCTATACCACAGATAAGCTATACAGCGCCTGGATATCGTGTGCAGGGATATGCAAGAGGCGGTTATCCTGCGACAGGTCAGCTATTTGTTGCAAGAGAAAACGGCGCACCTGAAATGGTCGGTTCTATCGGTAGCAGAAACGCTGTTGCAAATAACGATCAGATCACTGCGGCAATCAGTCAAGCAGTATATCAGGCAGTACGTGAAGCAAACCGAGATACTCAGAGCAGCGGTAGCAGAAACAATGAAATGACAGTTAAGATCGTTCCTGACAAGAACAGTTTCGTGAAAGTTGCTGTTGACGGGATAAACGATACAACCAGACGGACAGGCAAGAGTCCGTTGCACTAAAGTGAGGTGGTGACACAATGCTAAAATTCGACGGCGTAGAAATGCCTGTACCTGCTGATTTGCAGGTACAGGACAACAAAATCTGGTCGGATAACACAGGACGTTCAGCAAACGGAATGTTTGTTGGTGATATGGTGTGCATAAAGAAGAAGTTAATCATATCGTGGGTACACCTCACAGGTGAGCAAGTCGCACTGATAAATCAATACATTTCTAACGTAAGCAAACCGTTTTTCAGCGTGACATTTACAGATGAAACATTTGTTGAGCAAACGTGTACCATGTATGCAGGTGACACAAAATATGATGTGCTAAAGTGGGTCTCACCGATGAAGCGTCTGAAAAATGTTGCAGTAGACCTAATCGAATGCTAGGAGGCGGTAAAATTGTATACAGTACAGAATGAACCCGTCTCTCAGCGTATCGAGAGCTATTGCCGTACTTGGCGTCTGTGGATAGAGAATGCAGAGGGCATTATATCAGGTGACAGCATTATGTCAGCTGATAGCTCCATGCAGGCAACAAGCCTTTCCGACGACATCGAGCTGGGCGCAGTGTGTTCACAATCGTGGAACATGACCATAAGTGACACTGAAACAGCGTTTCTCGGCAAAGAGTATGACACATATCTGTATCTCGTAGACTACGAAACTAGAGGCATACTTTCAGACGAAAAGATACCAATGGGACGTTTCACCTGCGTTAAGTCGAAAAAGTCGGGTGGCAGTGTTCAGCTGACAATGGCGGACAGGCTGTACTTCTCGGACAAGCCATATGTGCCGCATATCCCTATGCCAAACTGGAATAAAGCAGTCGAGGACGACATTTGCAGACAGCTTGGTTTGCAGAATGGAAATGATTATACGGAAGTCAGGTTACTGCGTGACAAGAACGGCAGAAGGTTGATAGATAAGAACGGCAAGGTGCTGTACTCAAAATACTTTTACTTCAAGGTCAGCTCAGTGCCAAAGGACGTGACCATGCGCCAAATGTTGTCTTACCTTTCCTCTGCACAAGGTCAGTTTGGTTATGTTGACAGGTACGGAAAGTACGTCCGAAAGTGGTATGGCAAGAGCGTGAAAACATTGGATAACAACGCAATAGACCTGCCAACACTGTCTGAAAGGCAGAACGCTATCGTGGGCATTATCTGCAAAGTGAGTGATGATGAAACGCTGTCGCTTGGTGTGACAGATACCACGCAAGGACGTGTGCTGGAATTTGAAAATCCATACATGACAGAGTCTTTGCTACAATCTCTGTGGCGCAGGATAGGAGGATTTTCATGGTACACTACCGAATTGTACCACAGACTTGGTGACCCACGTTTCGACATAGGTGACGTGGTGACCTACACCAACGGCACAGACAGCTATGACATACCAATAACAAATTTAGGATTTACTTTTGACGGCGGACTGAGTGCTGATATTTCGGCGGTAGGTCTGAGCGTTGAAGAACAGCTTTAAGGGGGCGAGATAATGGCTGATGAAAATTTGACATTGGCGCAAGATATCACTGAGAATGACTATCCTATGCAACACGCAGGTGAGGAAATCGATGAGATACTGAGCCGAGCCGGCAAGATACACTATGGCACTGTGGAATACAAGATGACGAAAGCGAATCCACTGATGCAGATACCGCTTGGACTGACCTTTGCACCTAAACAGGTAATAGCAACGCTACGGCAGATAGACACACCAACACCATATCAGAACTACTGCACCCACGTTTATGGGTCAGGAACGTCATACTATCTGAGCGTCTGCATGGGAGCTAATAACGGGCCAACATTGGAAACCGTTCCAACAG